CTTTTTCGCAAGTCCATCTAAATGCATATTCATTGTCAGCATGTATATTAATGGGAGAATTTATTTCATTTCCTAATAGATGTAACCATTTGGCAATTTCCAAATGTCCATTATAGCAAGCATGTCTAAATGCATATTCATCAGAAGCATGAATATTAATGGGAGAATTTATTTCATTACCTAATAAATGTAACCATTTGGCAATTTCCAAATGTCCTTTTTCGCAAGCATATCTAAATGCCATTTCATCATCAGCATGAATATTAATGGAGGAATTTGTTTCATTGCCTAATAAATGTAACCATTTGGCAATTTCCAAACGACCATAAATACAACTCCATTTAAATGCAAATTCATCATCAGCATGAATATTAATGGGAGAACCTGTTTCATTTCCTAATAAATATAACCATTTGGCAATTTCCAAATGTCCATTATAATAAGTCCATCTAAAGGCACATTCATTATCAGCATGAATATTAATAGGTTCACCTATTTCATTTCCTAATAAATATAACCATTTGGCAATTTCCAAATGTCCATTTTGGCAAGCACTTTTAAATGCATATTCATCATCAGCATGAATATTAATAGGAGAACTTGTTTCATTTCCTAATAAATATAACCATTTGGCAATTTCCAAATGTCCATTAGAAGAAGTCCATCTAAAGGCACATTCATTATCAGCATGAATATTAATAGGTTCACCTATTTCATTTCCTAATAAATATAACCATTTGGAAATTGTCAAATGCCCATTTTCGCAAGCACTTTTAAATGCCCATTCATTATTTGCATGAATATTAATAGGAGAACCTGTTTCATTCCCTAATAAATGTAACCATTTGGAAATTTCCAAATGTCCGTTTGAACAAATCAGTCTAAATGCAGATTCATTGTCTGCATGAATATTAATGGGAGAAGCTATTTCAGTTCCCTTTTTGTATAACCATTTGGCTACTTCCAAATGTCCTTTTTCGCAAGTCCATCTAAATGCAAATTCATTATCACCATGGATATCAATGGGTGAATTTATTTCATTACCTAGTAGATATAACCATTTGGCAATTTCCAAATGTCCTTTTTTGCAAGCCCATCTAAATGCATATTCATTGTTAGCATGAATATTGATTTTATTTTTTTGATACAAATATTTTGCTATCAATAAATTATTACTGGTGCATGCTGATACAAAATTATTTTCTTCTTTTGTTAAATTTATATTTTTTATTTTTCCCATCAAATAAAATTGTTTTAATGCTGTGAATAGTTTATCATTAACGACAAAATCAGAATAATATTTATTAACTAAAGACAATTTTGGAAAATCAATAAGCGGATCCAAATAGTTAAGAATAGAATATTCAATTTCTACAACTGGAAAAATATAACTATTTGTATCCATCGTGGATATTAATTATACTATATTGATAACATGACAAAAATAATGATTAATAATTCAATTTTTATCATAATTATAATTATAAAATTATCATAAAGAATGTAACCAATGAACAATTTCCGAATAACATGATCTAAATGCAAATTCATTATCAGCATGAATATCAATGGGTGAACCTATTTTATTACCTAATATATATAACCATTTGGAAATTACCAAATGTCCATTTTCCCAAGTCCATCTAAATGCATATTTATTTTCAGCATGAATATTGATTTTATGTTTTTGATACAAATATTTCGCCACAAATAAATTATTACTAATACATGCTGATATGAATATATTTTCTTTTTTTTTTTTAATTTTTTAAAAACATAAAGTGATTCAAATTTATTATCTTCTCTTATTATTTTTTTATCGTTTATTTTTTTTGATGTATCTAATCAATAATTTGATAAATCATTAATTTTGGTATGGATGTTTATTATTTTAAATTTATATATTGGATCCTTTAAGTTGTTGGTACGAAGCGCTTTCGCACCTTCAAAAAATATGTAAATACATGTGTTTTACATATTTTTAGAGAGTCGTTTGTTACAATATATTTAAATGCATGGATTATTTTCGTGAATGGAGCATTATCTATGTCATTTCTAAAAACATCAACAAATTTAACAGGATCAGCTACACTACTAGTGCAACATTTTCGGCTCTCAAAAATATGTGCGTTGTTTTGTATTATAAAATTGTTTCATAATTTTGTAATACTAAAACTATTAGTGTTTCTATTATCTTTTTTGCTTCGCAAAAATAGATAAAGAAAAACGAATGCATGTATTTTTACGATGCTTTTTCAACTTATAAAGGTGCGAATCACTAAGCTTTTTACTATTTATAAAAAAAATATTAATTAGTATATCTATATAAATATACTATGGCATCGTTTAATGAAATACAAACCGTACTAACTGAACAAAATGTTTTAGCCAATTGGGTTCGTAATGGTCTTATTACCACATTGATTGCATTAACGGTATTTGGTCTTATTACAATAGATCGTATTCAGGGTCGAACCAATTTTGTTATACTACTTAAAGTATTGGGCATATTATTTGTTTTGATTGCCATATGGATGTTTTGGTCATATTCATCTATTTCGCAAAAATTTTATAATAACGCTGGTACTAATAATTTTTCGTTTTTAACTAATAATTCGCGTACAATTACCCCAGTACTAATATTTGCATTAATCATTTTAATTTTCTTATTTATTTATTCATAATATTGTAAAATATATATTTTTTTAATAAATTTAGAGACTAAATGCCGAAGTTATTGGTATTTTAAATACGTGTACAATAAAGAAATACGCAAGCAAAGTAAATATCGCAGCTATTATAATCCATCCAACAAAACTAATTTCGTTTTGCCTTATATTAAAAAAATTGGTAGCTGCACTAATTACGACTTGAGTCCATAAATTTGCTATAATAATTGCGGCAACAAAAATAATTATTGCTACTAAATGATTATTGGTTAAAAACCGAATAGTAGACTTTTCTGTTCCTTTTATACGTGCTTCTAATTGTCGTTTACTAGGATTCATTATTATATTTTCATTATACTTTTTATATTTTAAGCAAATATCGAATTGGTTCGGCTCTCAAAAAATATATGCGTTGTTTTGTATACAAAATTGTGAAACAATTTTGTGATACTGAAACCACTAGTGTTTCTATTATCTTTTTTGCTTCGCAAAAATAGATAAAGAAAAACGAATGCATGTATTTTTTGAGAGCCGCATTACATCAACAAGAATTCGAAACAGTAATAATTTCATCACATAATAAATCTTCAAATTTTATCCGATAACAAACAATTGTAATAGCATGACAATCTAAACCTATTTAATATATTAAATTATTTTTTTAATAATTAGTTCTATCATAAATAAATAAAAAAATTATAAAATTTCTGCCAATAAAAAATGCGCACATTGTATCGAAAATACTAAAATATTGAAAATATAATACTAAAATAGTTCCGATATATATATATTATCAAATTAAAAAATGACATCAATTAATTATTATTCGAAAATATACCCAAAAGATCACTGGGCAGTTTTGCAATTTAATAACAAAGACAATAACTTTATTTGTATTTTAAAATACGAAGATATGCATTTTTTAGTCAAATTAAATCCAACCGATTCGCGTGGTTATAGAACAATTATATCTTTAATTCATGATGACATGAATAGTACATTCAATCGCGAATATAATTTGGAAGAAATAACGGGATTGATGCATATTTGTGCGTTGTGTGCCTACGCATTTAAAAAATTAAAATTTGTTGTTCAAATAGAAGTGGCTGGCAATAATTCTCAAAAACTTGAAGAAAATAATATTGTTTTGGGTAATGAAAATGAACCTTCTATGTTACATGCACATTTAATTTGTAGAGGTGATCCGCGACATGCTTACATAACTGATGTACCATTGAAGGGACCCATTATTGGAGAAATTTTTAATATGAGAGGAAATTCATTAGAGGAAGGAAATAATAAAAAAGAGAAATGGAATGAAGGAGATATGATATTAGTTACAAAAGTATTTGCTTATTTGATTGACCGTGCTATTATTGAAAAAAATGCTGGAATCGAATTAATTGATATTTGTAACTATAAAAATTAAACACCAAAACTTTATTTCCAAACAAAAAAAATACAAAATTAACAATACACAATTAATGATTTATAATTCAATTTTTATCACAATTATAATTTTATAATTATCATAAAGAGTGTAATCAATGAACAAATTTATTATCAGCATTAATATTAATGGAGTACCTGTTTCATTACCCAATGTACGTAACCACTTGGCAATTTCCAAATGTCCTTTTTCACAGGCATATCTAAATGCACATTCATTATCTGCATGAATATTAATTTTATATTTGTTATTTAAGTATTGTGCTACCAATATATTATTAGATGAACAAGCTATTATAAATTTTTTTCTTTTTTTTTTAGAGCAACATAATTTTTATTATTAACTACAATATCATAATCATATTTATTAACTAAAGATAATTGTTTAAAATCAATTAAAGGATCAAGAAATCCAATTAAATGGTATTCCATTTAATAATATTGTTAAAAAGTGAATTACCGCACCTTTTTTAAGGTGAGTTTGGGGTTGAAAACGATTTTGTCGAAACATTAAGTAAATTATATCCTAACCATTTTATGATTTATTTATACAAATAATTTATGTTGCGTATTTGATGGACAGACATGGATATTTTCATCATGATTTTCATACTTCTAACATTGGATTAAAAAAAACTAATGAAAAATATATCAATATATTAGGGAAAAATATACCCACACATGGATATTTTGTTCAGGCAATTTATTATGGATTAGTTTTGCACAATAAATATATTTTAAAGGAACAAGAAAAAAATGCGCTAAAATATGATAACGATTTATCAGCAATATTATTTATCTTAATATTTGATACTTATTTTAGTATTTTGACTAATAAATTTAAAAATATTAATATATATGCAGATATAAAAATTAATAAACAAGATAAACAATTACTTGAATGTTTTTTGGAAAAAATAACGCTTAATAATAAATGGTGTAAAAATAATAAAACTTTTTTATTGAAAATTTTATATAAAATTTTGTTCTTTGAAAAATACGAAAGGAATTATTAGGTAATAAATTTATAGAAATTATACCGTTATTATATTGTATACCATTAAATGTGGTACTATTTATGATTTCAAATATTTTTAATGTTGAAGATGTCCTTAAATATGTGGTTTTTAATAAAAATTATTAAACCTTTAAGAATTATAGTGCATGACCATATTTGGTCATGTAAACTCATCCTTCATTATTATGCTTTATTAATTATTATGCTTCTAAGTTTTACAGATCAAGAATAAAAATGGTTTCGTATTAATGACTTACAAAAATATTCCCAAATCAATTAAATAATTCACATTCCATAGGAATTAATACACCTAATCCGGTTAGAAATAGTTCTACTTATGATTCAGAAAATGCATGGGATAACCTTTCTGCTCATGTTTATGATATCACACATTGTAATGAATAAATAAAAATATTATTTAAACAAATAATATTTTTATTATTGTATCAAAAATAATTTAAATATATTTATTTCGCGGGTATAATTTTTTTACATTTTTCACAATAAACATATTTATCGGTATTATTTTTATCATGACTATCGTAATATTTTTTTTTGTTGTATGAATTATATTTATCAAATTTGCACTTATTTTTGTATTTATTTTTACATTGATTGCATTTGTATTTATTTTTACAATCATTTATTGGTCTAATTATCAGCCGGTCTTCATCATTATTTAAAAATACTTCAAAAACTTTGGGTCCATTACGTTTTATAATAACAGGATCCAAATTAACCACAGATCGCAAAGGATGTTCTGGATCATTCGGTGGCATTATACCTAATAATCTAGTTGGTTGACCAATATCTAATTTCATTGTAGATATTTTATCAGTATTAAAATCATGGACTGATAAATCATTAATATCACCCGTAACCATATGTATCAAATTCTTCATAGTAAAATTATTGAAATCGGAAAAATTTAACTCTTCTGTATTTAATTGTGCAACCATAAAATCATACCATAATTTGTTAGTTTTGTTAATAAATGTAACTGAAACAATACTATTATCATTATTCACATTAAATTGATTAATATATACCGGTTCTGTTTTTGATTTTGGTGTATCTTTCTCTATAATAGAATTATTTGGTTGGGAAAAAATTGCTTGTTGTGGTTGTAGTGTTATTATTACGTCAAGATAACTGATATCTAGAAAATATGTCGCTCCATTTAATATTATTAATACAATAAAAAATTATAAAAATTGGTAGTGTCTGACTACCATTATATAATGAAATTATTATACAAATTCGAAAAATAGAATCTATATATCGATAATAAATATTTGTTACATGATTCTATCATGTATATATAATTTAACCATTTACTCTAAATTAATTGAAACATTTGGGTTGAGCTTAGAAAGTCGAGATTCAAATTTTTTTAATTTATTTTATTCACCAATAAAATAAATTTGTCTTGAGAATTTTAAATTACCAATTAATCAAATAATTAATTAATAATTTTTCATATAACGATAAGAATATCTTGAGATATAGTGATTTATTAAAAATAACTTTGCCATTTTAATTTGAACCATTGGCCAAACATTCCAAGGTAACATTGTTCACCAGCACATATATCATCATCACAAGATTTAATACTGACACGCCTAAAAAAAATATAATCTTTATTTGTTACACATCCATAATCAAACATATTAGTTTCTTCGGTAAAATCTTTATAACCTTCTCCAAAATATTTATTGAAAGATTTGTTACTTGGTTTAGTAAAAAAACTTAATGCACCAACACCAAAAATCGAAACAGCACCAATACTCGTATTTCTTATTAAATGAGACGTCATTTTTATTGTTAACCGAAAAAATAATTGTATTTGAATTAATAAAATATTTTTTAATATATGCATGCATTTTCAGCAGAAAAATTATTCAATTTTTCTAGTGTTTTCGTAAATCCTGCTATTGAAAAAATATACACAAAAAAAAAATTCCAAAAAAAATAAATGTTGATATGGATACATTAGCTGCTGATTATAAAAAAAATAGCTTCAATAGTGACAATATAATTAAATATAAAAATGTTAATTTTTTGGAATTTCATGGCGATAAATATGATCATCATCCAACAGAAATTACAGGATTAATATTAGGATATCCAATCGAAAATACCTTATCTTTAATGAAACGATGAAAAATTTGATGTACGATTTAATCATAAATAAATAAAAAATTTGATTTATGATTTAATCACATACGAATAAAAAATTTGATATACAATTTACCTTGTCCCCGAAGGGGCAGGTTAAGTATTGCAGCTTCGCTGAATACTTTACTAATATACGAATAAAAAATTTGATACACGATTTAATCACATACGAATAAAATATTTGTTGTACAATTTACTCATACACGAATGAAAATTGGCCAATTGCAGTATTATCGGCGCCAATAAATACAATTGGAATTATCAATCGGTCCCTGGCTACATTAACCGGCCACTTGAAGTATCCCAGGCCAAGGTGACTGTTCGGCGCATAATACTGCTGTTGCACTTCATTGAATCACAAATTAATGGATATATTTCGTCCAAGGTTAAATAATAAATACTAAAATTATTCATTTGAAAAAAAAATTGAAAATCCAATAAATATTTAACCCCATAAACAATAATTCGGTCAAGTTTTCCAGCAAAAAAATGTCGGGAAAAACAGCATTCGTTCAAAAAGCTATCAAAAAATATGGCGACAAATATGATTATAGCGATTTTGAATACAAAAATTGCAAATCTAAAAGTACAATAATTTGTAAAGTTCATGGTCCATTCCAACAAACGGCAGACAATCATATCAGACAAAAAAATGGTTGCCAAAAATGTGCACCAAAAAAACAAACTAAAATTATCACAAAGACTAAAATGAACAAAACGGTTTTTATAGAAAGAGCTCAAAAAATTCATGGAAATAAATATGATTACCAAAAATTTATATATGTTGATATGAAAACTCTGGGTATTATCATTTGTCCAAAACATGGAGAATTTTTGCAAAAACCAAAAATGCATATCGGACAGAAAAGTAAATGTCAAAAATGCGCATTAGAAGAAAGAAGATATACTTTTGAAAAATTTTTAGAAAAAGCAAATGTAATTCACGAGAATAAATATTTTTATGATGAATTTGTTTATGTAAATTCACGTACCAAAAGCATTGTAAAATGTCCGGAACACGGCCCTTTTTTAATTTCGGGACAAAGTCATATTAATCTGGAACACGGATGTTATAAATGTGGCATTCAAAAATACAAAAAAAATAAAGAACATTTCATTGAAAAATCCAAAAAAATTCATGGTGATAAATACGATTATAGCGAATTTATTTACCAAACATCTATTACTAAGGGTACCATTATTTGTGCAAATCATGGAAAATTTCTTCAGGGTAGTAAATCCATATAAAAGTATATAAATTTATTTATTATAATTGCAATAATGAGATCCAAAGAAATTCTCAAATTACTTAAAGTTTCAAGAGTTACTTTATCATCTTACGTTAAAT